GCTGAACCAAAAACAATAATAGTCGGCTTCGCTTGTTGCTATTCCTGAAGGTTTGCCCCTACTTTCATATTCTACAAAAACGTTTTTAGTTTCTAAACATCGGAAGTCTCGTTTAACTTCTACTTTTTTTTGCAGTAAGTTTCCAAGTTCTTTTTCATATACTTGACCTACTTCTAAATCGTGTTTAAAGTCGTTGTTATAGTTCATTTTAGTTTTTGTTTATAGGTTTCTATTAATTCTTTTAGTTCGTCTTTTGTCCATTTTTTAACATCGTGTGCTTTTGCTTGAAGCTCCATTAACCTTTGCGCTCCTATTCGTTCTTTTATACCTATTTGATAGTTTAACAGGTTGCCGCTTAAATAAGTATTACACGCTTCACATTGCAAGTGTACGTTGTCTTCGTCAAACCTTACGTTACTATGTCCGCCTTGTGAATAGTAGTGTCCTGCATTTTCTTTTTTACAAGGTTTGTTACAGGAAATACAATTTAGTCCAGTGTCACGAACACGAATAAATTTATTGAACACCTGTTGCGCTATTTTTAAATAATCGTTTGCAGTTTTTAAGTTCTCGACTAACTTTTTTTTCTTCTTGTTCCATTCCTTTAACTTTTGTGTTTCAACCATTGCTTTTATACATTCGTTTTTTAAACAAAACTTTTGTAAGGTGCTGAACGATGCAAATTCTTCTTTGCAGTTAAAACATTTTTTAGTTCGTGTTTTCAAAGTTCTTCTTCGTTAAATTCAATTATTTTTTTTAAGTCTTTTACTTCCTGTTTTAATTCTAAATTTATGTGTTGTAAATCAAAATTAATTTGTCTTGTAACTCTAAATTCTTTTTCTAATTGTTCGTAAACAACCATTGCTTTTTTTATTTCGTGTAAACTTTGTTCCATTGAACTTATTAAATCTGTTCGGTTAGGGTGTTTTGTTTTTATGTCTTCAATGCTTATTTTTAATTTTAAACAAGTGTGGTTTAAGTTTATTCTACTGCTTAATAAGTCAAGTTCCATTTTAAAAAGGTTTTAAGTTAATACTGTTTGTTGGTCTAAATTCCGAAATTACGTCTTTTCCATAAACTTTAAAACCAAGTCCGTAATTATATTCGCAATAAACAGGGTCGTTAAGTCCTGTATGTTTTCCGCCTGTATCAATATCTTTAATTTTTTCAGTTGAAACCCACGTTACATATTTCATAACATCGTGTTTTATTAGTCTATGTACAACTATCATATCGTCGCACCTATTTGTAAATGCTTTGCCACCTTCTACGTGGTCTTTTAATGGTGCTTTTAAATGTCCTTTAAAGTCTCCGTCTGCGTAAATATTTGAACTCCTTCCGCTTTCAGTATTCGGGTGCGTGTTTATGTAAATTGTCATTCCTGTTTTATTTACAAATTCTCTTGCAGCATTCATAAATTGGTAGTTACCTTCGTAAGTCATATTCCTGTCTAAACCTGTAAATGGGTCAATAAGTGCTACATCTGCTTCGCTGTCTTTAAATATTTTAAATAATTCTTCGTGTTTATACAACCTGTCGTTTTTTACAAATGTAAAATATTGTTCCAAGTATGCGCTGTAGTTTCTTATTTCATCGTGGGTTAATTTTTTAAAATTTATTCCTGCATACATCTGTATTAAGTCTCGCAAAATTTGTCCGTGCTGGTTTTCACCGCTCCAGATTATAAACTTTAATTTGTGCTTTAGTGCAAGTGCTAAAAAATACCAATTAATAAAATACGTTTTACCTACGTTGTCGTGTCCTAAAATTATGTTTACTTGTTTACGTTTAAATTTTAAATAGTCATCAAGTCCGTTTCCAAGTTCTAATCCGTGTTTTATTTTACCGTCTCGGTAGTTCAATAAATAGTCAAGTGCTGAACCGTTAGTTAATATATCCATATTTTCTTGCTTTTATTTCTTCTGGTGAAATACCTTCGGAAGTTGGTTGGTTTTTTTGTAGCCATTTAACAGCCGTTAAATATAAACTTTTATATTTAGTATTTCCTTTATAATTTTCAATGTCGTTTAAAATATTGTCAATTTGAGTAATTGTGTTTTTCTCTAACAACTTTTTTACTTCATCTTCAGTAATAAATAAGTGTTGAAATTCCCTATATATATTTTCTTTATTATTCTTTTCATTCTTGTTTGTTGTTGATTGTTTGTTAGTCGTTTGTTGATTGTTTGTTATTCGTTTGTTAGTGTCTTCATTTTCATCTTGGTAACATTCATATTTACAAATAGTTACGATAGTAAATTGGCTTGTTGATTTTACTACAATTTCATTCGTTTTTTCTAACTTTTTTAAAATGGTTCTTATTTGCTGAATAGTAATTCCTGTAGCACTGGAAATATTACCTAAAGACGAAATAAATTGCCCACGTTTTACATCGTTACCTTGCCATTTATTGTCTTTGTGGTTTGCTTTAATAACCATATACAAAAACAAGTGTACAGCTTCAGACTTATTAAACCATTCCCAATCTAAAAACTTTCTGTGTATTTTAATCCAACCGCTCATAACTAAATATTTTTTAATGCGTTTTGATATGCTAAATGTGCTTGGTATTCATTAATAAAAAAACCTAAACTTTTGTTTTTTCCGTTTATTAAAATTCTCGCACGCCATTTTTTAGTATCTTTTCTCCAATAAACACCCTTGTATTGACTTGAATATTTACCTTGTGTTTTATGGGAATTAAACCTATTTGTTACTATTTGTAAATTTTCAACTCTATTATCTAATTTATTATCATTAATATGGTCGATAACTAATTTATGTCCACAAACTTTATGTCCTAAAAATGATTGAGATACAAGTTGATGAGCTGTATAAACATTATATTTATTTTTTTCTTTCCAATTTAAACTATATTGCCAATATCCTTGTTTACTTAAACTACCTTGCAATAATTTTTCAACTCCATTTTTTAAAATAGATTTTAATCTTCCTGTATTTGATATTAAATACCTTCCTTCATAATCTACAACATCCTTCCAAATTTCTTCCATAACTTTAATTTTTTTATATAAAAATACCCTTGCTCAATCCGTTGCGTCTAACTTCAACTTCATAAACAAGGGTAAGAATTCCTTTTGTACTTATAATGTTAGACGAGTACAATTGCAAATTTAATAATTAATTTTAAATAAACACGATTAATAAAATTTATTTTTTATTCTTAACTGAATTTTACGCAAGTCTTTTAAATTCTTTGCTTCTTTTATTTCTTTACGCAAGTCAAGTTCTGGACGTTCTAAACTCAAAAGCAATTTGTAGTATTCAATGTCGTGTAAAAATAACTTGTCGTTTACATCGCTTAAATCTTGGTAAGTTTTTAAACCGTGTAAAATAGTTGCGTGGTTCATATTAAATAAACTTCCTATTCCTTTAAGTGTGTGTCCGTCTTCGCGTAGCTTCCTAAACAAATAAATTCTCCTGTGTACTATTTCACGTTTTCGGTTTTTCTGTGCAAGTCCGTCTTGTTCAATTATTTGTTTTATTAATTCTATCATTTTTATAGTTTTTACTTGTTATTTATAAGTTTCGTTGTAGTAATTTTCTCCATGTCTATGTTCAAGACTCTCATAAGCATCAATTATCTGTTGCTTCTCCATTTTTTTAGCTTGTTGAAAAATATCACTTGTTATTCTATCAATAAATAACTTTCCATTCGAATCTTTATTCCAACTTAATTTCTCTGAACATAATTTTTCAAATAACCATTCTACTGCTGTTTTCATTTTTCTATTTGTTTAATTTCAATTATAATGTCATCGTTTTTTTGTATTAAGTTTTTAACGTGCTGGAAGTCGTAAGCTTCAACTATTCGTGTTTCTAACTTAACAGGTGCGCCAACATACGCCCAAGTTTTAAATGTTGCTTTAAATCGTTTCATAGGTTTAAATTTTATTTGTTCGTTTTTTTTAATTCTGCAAATCTCAAGGTATAACCCCAAGTCAAATGAACCGCGCCATTGTCGTTGCCACCAATCTAATTGCTCGTAAGTAGTTCCACTTTTCATAACTCGTAATAAAAAGTGTAGTTACTATCGTCATTGCTTGTTTTCCATTCCCAAAAGTTGTAGTGTGCTAAATCGCTGTTTATTGCTTCCTGCATCTCAAGGCGCAAATCTTCCAAAAGACGAACACCTAAAACGTGCGGTTGTAAATTGTCGTCTGTTTCTGTTTCCCACTTCTGCGAAATTTCAACTTCTAATTCAATAAACGCATATTCACTAACTTCATCGTAATCGTTAAATTCCCAAGTTCCTGCTATTGAATAAGTCCAACCTGTAAATTCGTAGGTTAATTCCCAACCTTTATTCCAAAATTCTAAATTTCTATTTTTCATCTTACAACGCTTTTAAATACATTAAACAATATAACATACCACCCAACACAATAAAAGCCGTTAGAGTGCTTAAAAAGTGCTTTAAAAACGATTTGTGTTCTTCGGTTGTTGGTGTAAAGTAATCAATTAAATTTTTCATAGTCTTATTTTTTAAATTGGTTAAATAAATTTTCTACTTCCTGCAATTGCTCATCGTCTAAAAATGTTGCTAAAGTCTGGATGATTAAATGCAGTTGGTTCGTGTTTAGTTTGTTTTCTTGTTGTTGTGTTTCCAAGAAATCAATTACTTTGTTAAATTCTGTTTTCATAGTTTTTAAATTAGTGTGCGTTACCAAGTCGCACCCCTTGTTTTTTTATTACGCTATTGTCTTTTCGTAGCTTATGTTATTTTCTATTAATTCTTTTACTAACATTTGCTCTTGTAAGTTTAACATATGGCTACCAAAATGGTGTTCGTATTTAAATAATCCGTTTTGAATTAATGTAATATAACCTGTTGATGTAAAAGTTTCTACGTTAGTTCCTTTTGTTGTGTTGTAAGTGTAAGTTGTTGTTAAAGTTTTCATAGTGTTTGTTTTTGTTTTCGTTAATAATTATATGCAAATATATATACTATTTTAATAACTGCAATACTTTTTAACAATTATTTTTAAATTATTTTTAAAATCCTTGTGTTTATTACGTTTGCTGAATAGAAAAAAGTGTAATTTATATTCATTCTAAATAAGTAAAACACTTAATTAAGGTGAATTTTACTTAATAATGTATTATTATACAGGTAAAACCCTTAAAATCTTTGCTATTATTAAGGTTATAACCATAAAAAGTCCAATTTATTTCGTAAAAAACGGGACAATTAATCGGAATTAAACCGTTTATTGTAACAATTTGTGACAAAAAAAAACAGCTGCGTGCTGGGGAGCTTACAACTGTTTTCTTTTTTTTCAACTATGAATGACAAATATACTATAAATTATTTAATCAAACTAAAAAATATGCGTTAATCTTGCAATTTGTCCAAATTCTTTGTGATGTATGTAACCTTCAACCGCTTTTGGAACGCCTGTATATCCGTTTTTATGATGCCAACTGTCACTTCCTGAAGGACTGCGTAAAGTTTCAAATGTTACTCCTATAAAATCTTTGCTTGTTTTGTGGTGTATATGGTGCGAATAAATATATCGGTGTTTAGTTTCGCTCCAAAGTATTGGAAATTCAGTTGCTAACAATAAAGGTAAGTGTTCGATTTTCGCTCCGTCACCGTGTGTAGTTCCGATTAAATTGTTTCCGTACCTAAACGCTTTTCGGTGTTTTAAATCTACGTTAAAACGAATTGTACTATTACTGAAGTGTGCTTCTATTAACTGCATTAAAAAGAAACCGTGTGTGTAATCGTGGTTACTTGGATTGTACACAACTTCAACGTCTGCGAAACTCATTAATTGTTCTAAAAGTTCTATATAAAGATTTTTAGCCATTAAAAAGTTATCGTACCACATTCCGTCTGTGTCTTGCGGTGTTCCACCTGTTGTAGTTCGTCTGGTGTTGTCGGTGTGTAAAATGTCGTTTCCTGCAACAAATAATACCTTATCAATATAAAACCCTTTCGCTTTGTTTAAAATGCCTTGTAGTCCGTCTTTTGCACGTTTAACGGCTATCTGTGAATTATAATCTTCGCCTGTTTCAAATGCTGTTGCTAATTTTCCTATATGTAAGTCTGCAATATCAATTACAAGTAAATGTCCGTCTGTGTCAATGTCGTATTTTATTACTGTATCGGTGTATTTTGGAGCGTATTTTTTTACTTCTTTAATACATTCGTCTTTTATTTGTTGAATAGCGTTTATTTCTTCAGCTTTAAAGTTTGGGTTCTTAAAGAATAAACTTGCTTGTTTAGTTTTTAACCAACCGTGTTTAACGTCTTTGTCATCAACTCCAGCTTCATCGGTTGCGTTTTTGATTCCACGATACTGCATAAGTATTTCAATTTCGTCTTGTTTTAAACGAAACCTTGCGCTGCTATTTGCCATAAATATTTAAATTAATGATTGTTTTGCGTACTTCCATAGGAACGAAAGTAGTAAACCTATTCCAACACCAACGAATAAAAGATTTAAATTTCCTTTAGGTCGGTTTAATTTGACTTGCATTTTTGCCTTTTTACCTTCAGCTCGTGCCTGTGCTTTTTCAACTATTCGTTCTTTGTATATAGTCTTAACCTTAATTCTATATTCAATTTTTTTATCTAATCGTGTTTTTGGAACGTAAACAGTTTTGTATTTTATAACTGTGTCTTTTGTATTTAAAATTTTTTCCCAAACTATTGTGTCGTTTACAATTACAGGAATACTATCCAAAGTTGTTATTCGAATTGTGTCGCTTGTTTCATCGCATTTAAAACCCTTCTTAATTGCTTTGTTCAAATGGTATTGAGCCGAACACGAATAAAGTAAAACACTAATAATTAGAATAAATAGTTTTCCCATTTTTTTTGGTTGCTTTTAATACTTGTTTACGATTTTTAGAACTATAACTAACGTGAACCCAAGAAGGATTTTCATCGTTTCCAAACTCCCATATAAGTTGGTCAAAGTCTAACTTTGTTTTAATAAAGAAAAACCCATTTGCGCCTATTTGCAAGTCCATTGCTTCGCCTTTTGTATGTTGGCTTCCAATTGCCCCCTTAATCATTTTATTCAATTGTACTGAACGATAGGCAGAACTAATTTTAATCGGTGTGTTTAGGTAACTTCTCAAAGGTTCAAATACGTTTTCACATAAAAGTTTTGCGGACGCAATTTGCGACTCATTCATTTTATTGTTTATTCCGTGTGTCGTTGCAGTAGTTGAATCTTGAAATTCTGCTAACGTAACGTGTGCGCTTAAATTCATTTTAACTTATTAATGTTGTCTTTAACTTCTTTTGCTCGTGCAAACAATAATTTTGCGCTTTGCCAAATGTCTATTCCTTTAACAACTTTGTAATTCTCGTTTATACTCATTATTTCTATTGAAGCAAGAACCAACGCTAAAACTTTAGTCAACATTAAAGGAACGGAAAAGAACGTTAAAATTATTTCGTTTAAAATATAAAAGTCTATAAGGTAAAAAAGTATAACGGTCAACTCGTAAAGTAAAAGTTTTGAAACTATTGCCGAAAACTTGCGAGATGTAATTTCGTGTTTTTGATGTTTAGCCTTCCAAATACCGGTAACTGTATCTGCTAAAATTAACGCAAACAAAAGTCCAAGTATTCCGCTTATAGGTATAAAAAACGAAAAGCAAATTGTTATAAGTTTCAAAAGTGAATTTTTAACCGTGTAAATTAATAAGTAAAATTGTGTTTTCATAAGTCTTCAAGTGCTTCCGTTAAACTGAAAGTTAAGTAAAAAAATAAAGTAACACCTGCCAAATTAATATAGGGTTCTGTGCCTTGACAAATCAAAGAAAACGAAGTTAAAAAACCCGCTATAAAATAAAGACTTGCTAAATAATTACTTTTCATTATTCTCCTTTAAGAGCTTTTAACTCATCGTACATAGCCAAAAGCTGTGCTTCTTTCTCTTGTATTAATTCTTCAGTTGTTCTTTCAATAACATCAACAAGTTCTTCTATATAAGTGCCTTGCTCGTTATAATACCCTATTTGTACTTTCATTTTTATGTATTTAAATTGTATGTATTCTTACTGCTCGGACTGATAAGTTACTGCTCTTAACAGATGTAAATTGTGAACCATCACCAGTAAAAAGAGCATTTACACTATTAGCTGCTGCTTCTGTAGAACTCCAATATATAGAATTAAGAAACCCATTTGTTGAGCCTAAAACTCTATTGACAATGGCTGCTGAATTATAACACATATTTAACTCCCAAATTGCAGGTAAATACCAATCTGAAAAACCACCACCTGCAAAAAGTCTTGCTACTCCTGCGGCATAAAGTGTAGTTGCAGGGAGAAGTGTTTGTGCTATAATTGCATTAGTATTTGTAAGACCATCTGAATAACTTCGAGCTGTAGCACCTATTGCAATAGTTTGAAATGCTGGTATTGTCCAAGGTAAACTTGG